GTGTTGGGATGTATCCTGTGTCAATAGTGTTGGCTGTGGTTCCACGAAGGAACTCAGCCGATACTGTTGGAAATGATGCGCGTGATTCCATTATGTCCACCTTGTGTCGGTCATGTCGCACTGGCCACAGTAGCAAGGGTCTGATGTTTCGCCCTTAATTGCTGTAGCGTCGTTACGAGCTGCGCGTACTGCGCGGTTTGGTAGGGGTGTTCCTGCTGGCATGGCGGATTCTGGTCCGAGTGTCAAGCCAAGTCCTGTAGGTACTGTCATGAGAGTTTTTCCTCGCTAGTGTGTTGATCCTTGAGAGAAACGAGGTTGCCGTTTTTGTCGGTAAGCCGACCACACATGAGACAATAAATCTCATCTATGCCAGCCTGTACGTCCCTGCTTCCGCAGTTCTTACAAGCTCTGGGCCACGACAACGCTCGTTCCTCTCTAGGTTCTAATTGACTACTGGACTAAGCCAGTGGTGAGCCGGACTCACCGAGGTCTACTGCTGGTTCGTAAGCAGTTCCAGTTCCAGGTGTAGTGCTGATGTCAGCGCCTAGAAGTGAACTTGACTCAATACGGATAACTGAAGCCTGACGGAAGATTCCGTAAGCACCAAGCCAGTACCATCCCATTGGGACGAAACGGCGTAGACGGTCAGTTACTGGACCAGGTACAACGTGTGGGAACGCTCCGTTACCGTCAACGTATGAGTGAGCCTTGGCAAGAGCCTGGCGACCAACGATGAGAGTTCCGTAAACGTTTGTTGAAGATGCACCAGCACCCTGGAATACAGGAGCACGTGGAGTTTCGATCCAACGAACACCTTCGTAAGCACCGAGCTCACCGTTCCAGATTTCACCTGGCTGTGCGTAGACGTGTGGTGCACGCCATCCCTGTACGTTTGAACCTGAGATAGATTCGCCCTGAAGGTCTGCAACGAGGTCTGGGTGGATGTAACCAACGTACATACCGCCGAATGTTGGAACGTTCTGAGCACGGAGACGAGCACGAGCAACACGGATGTCAAGTGATGACAATGTGTTTGCTGCTGCTACACCGGCACGAGTAGTTACAGAAGTCTGGAGTGTTGTTGCTCCGAGTCCTGATGCGTACTGTACGTTTGTTCCAACGTCCAAAGCAGCACGAGCAATCGTGTCGATTGAAACACCAGCGTTGTATCCAACTACGTTGGCAACGATTGGGTCAATGTCCACGAATGATGTTCCGCGCAACTTGGCAGTGGTAAGAACACCGTTACCGTATTCAGCAAGAGTCAACGCAACGGTTGAGTCTGACATTGCTACGGTTGTGATGTCTGTTGTTTCTGTAAGTGCCGTGGTTGAAATCGGCAGGTCGTTCACGATTGTGAACTGTACCGAAGCACCTGGCATTGACTGTGCAGTAGGCTGAACGTCTGCTACAGCGTCAAAGTAAAGCTCAGGACGCAAAGCGAAGTACGCCATGCGGTCATAAGCGGCCTTGGAGAAGTCAAGGGTTGACTGTCCCGTTGGGTTGTCTGAGTAGCCATCAATAGCCATTTCAAACTCCTTTTCTAGTTAGTGTGTTTTGATTAACGCACGTTCCTAGAAGTCCAAACACCCAGTTTTTCAAACTGTTGTTCTTGTACGATCTTCATGGCTTCTTCGGGACTTGATGCCTCTTGAATACGGGCTAGGAATTCCTGACCTAAGTCTGGTCCTACGCCTGACGTACCAATAGTCGCGCCTTGGGCACGACGTAAAGCCTCAAGTTCCGCATCGTTAGCAGGGGCTTCGGTGGTTTCCTGATTAGATGAAAGGATGCCGTATTCTTCAGCCATCTTCCGGATTGCGTCTACTGACGCTTCTCCATCGTATGCCTTACGAAGTAATGCACCTGCACCTGTCTCTGGGATTCCAGCCTTGGTGAATTGGAATTCAAGCTTTTGCTTTTCCAGTTCTGCCTTTGCTGCTTCAAGTTCCTTACGGGCTTTGTCACCTTCACGCAACTGACGCCTAATGTTAGGGTCTAGTGGCTGACTGTTGGTTTCCTGCTCGTCAAGTTCGTTGTCGAATTCGGACATGTTGATCGCTCCTTCTAGGTACGCGCTTTATTCAGAGGTAAATAAAACGGATAAATTTGTTTGCACTATACGCACTTGGGGACGTGCTCCCCACCAAGCGGTTTAGTTGTCCAGCTCGCCCACGATCAATGGGGCCAAACACCTAACGTAATTGTAGCACATTATGTACGTGCAGAACCAAGACCTGTAACACCCTTAGAAGTTTCGGCGTATCCACCGCCCTTTTCAAAGGGAGCGGCCTTGGCTTCTTCGGCCAACTGTACCTGTCTTTGGGCTACTGGCTGTGTAGTGCCTCCAAAACCGGCTATTTGGCTTCCAATCAAAGTATTGGTGTCCACGGTAGGTGCAGTGGCTCCAGGGAGCGCCTTGGTCAAATTAACGTCCTTAGAGGCCGTTTGAATCGCTGTCTGTGCCTTGCCTAGGGTAAATTGGCTGTAAGGGTCAGAAGCGCCACCCGTCATTCCAGCAACCCTAACCATTTCACCTAATTGTGAAGCCTGGTTAGAGGAGAAGTCTTGAAGTCCAGCAGTTCGGGCTGTGTTCTGTAAGTTGGCTGCAAGTGCTTGGCGTTCAAGAACTGGAGCAGCAGCGGTTGGATTAAGGAAATATGCGACAAGACCACCAGTTCCAATATTGTGTTGTTGCATAAACTGTTGTTGAACACTTTGAGGCAACGCATTTACCGCTTGATACCCCATAGCAATGCGTTGACTAAACTCAGAAGCAGATACGTTACCTGCAACAAGGTTTTCAATAGGAGTCTTTTTTGTTTTAGGGTCTGGGGTAGTAAGGAACCCAGTAGGAAGTCCAGCAGCCTGAGCAGTTGCCTGATAAGAATTTACCAAATTAAGGTACGTTGATTCAGTAAGTGGTTTTGTACCATTCTTGGCCGCTTCTGCCTGTTGAGCAATAAGACCAGCAAACGTGCTTTTGTATTGAGGTGTTTCACGAACCATGTTCATTAACTCTTTAGGGTTAGTGATGTTGTCTTGCATTGTCCACTTGTAAACTTGTGGTGTAATAGCTCCAAGATCAACACTTTGAAGCCATTGGTCAAGTGTTTGATAAGAACTGTTTTTTAAATTTGCTGAAGCCGTAGCATTGGCAATCTGTGTAGTCATCTGACCAGCAATGGTGACTGCTTCAGTTATTGTGTCTCGACTGGTTTGTTGAGCGGCGGTAAGACCAGGGCCGTAATCAACGCCCTTAGGCAATTTAGATAAATCACCACCAGTTTTACTACCTGCATAATTAAGTGCCTTGATAAGTCCAGAATTCAAAGAACCTTGAATTTTTGTACCACTGGTTATGTATTCATTAGCATTAAAACCAGGTACGTTCCCAAATACTGCTTCAAAAAGAGCAGGGCCACCTTGAAAAAGAATTTGATTTGTAATGGCATCTAATCCAGAACTGGTAATGTTTCCTTTAGAATCTAGATACGCAGAAGAAGGCAAAATTGGTGTACCAGCCAGTTGCTTTGCTAATGTAGCGGCGGCGACAGCATCGGCTCCACTGTTAACAAGCGCGGAAGTTATTGATTTAATACCTGCTGGACCAGCAGGGTAAATAATAGATTGTTGCTGACCAGCACCACCACCACCGCCAGCAAAAGGATTAGGAATTGTAGTTGTAGGTGTGGTTGTAGTTGTCGTTTTGATTTTTTTTGCCATTACTGTGCGCCCCCTTGTGGCATAGGTGCAGCCATGCTTGGTTCAGCTTGTGCTGGAGAAGGCATTGGCTGTTGTGATGGAGCGGCTGCTTGTGCTTGCTGACCACCAGCCATTTCTTGTTGAATTCCTTGAATGAGTGAAGCAACCTTTTCTTGTGCGGCTGGAGTCTTATCCCAACCAAAACCTGGGTGAGACTGAATGTGTCCTTTCCATTCGTCAAGGCTCATTGGAACTGGGCGTCCAGTCTTAGGGTCACGACCACCGCTAAGAGCGGCTGAAGATTTAGGGTCAGTCATAAAGTTAGGTTCTTGATCCTCACCCAACATCTGCTTAGCAACCTGACGGTATGGGTCAAGTAGGTAAGCGGTCTTGATGCCAGCATCAATTTGCGGAGCAAGCGTAGGATAAAGACCCTTGGCTGTTGTCTTAAGATAATCCTCAAATGCAGCAGCCTTGGCTGGTGTCATGTCCTCAGCTATGGACTTAAGAGTGCCGTCCGACATGGGAACGGCGTAGTCATGAGCCAGTTGTTTCATGTCGGGAACCGACATTGATTTTGTTTCAGGCTTTTGAGCTTCTTCTGCTAATGGTTTGTCTGCCATGATTATTCCTTATTGTGGTGGGGGTAGTGGACGAAATACGCCTGTAATAATTGTTGAAACATCTTTCCAGCCAGGAAGCGTTGTTGCGGCAGTACAATTATCGCGCCATTGTTGACGTAATTGACTTTGCTCTGATGTATTACCTGCTGCTGCTTTATATTGTTTTTCCCATGCTGAACGTGCATCTAACAATAATGGAATGTATTGTTTTTGTGCTGGAGTCAAAGTAGCAACATGACTTGGGTTTTTCATAAAAGACTGCAATTCAGTATAAGATTGAGCAGCAACGGTGTAAGTGTTACCACCTAGGTGTTCTGACAACCAAGCGCTGTTCATTGATTGACCGTATGATTTTCCTGCTGCTGTCCATGCGTAATAACCAGCGGAACTTAAACCGTCTTGATATGTACCTGGATATAATTTTTGAAAGCCAGGAAGCATCACGTCGTAATACATGTAGTTTCCTACAGCGACTCGCATTGCTTGTGTGTATTCAGTTGGGGTTTCCTTTTGTCGAAGTGCAAACTCACCAAGAATCTGTGATGCTACAGGATCATACTTTGCATCTGCACCTTGTTGACTAGACATAAAAGCAGAAAGAAATGGAAATTCTTTTACAAGTTGTGGATGATTTTGAACATACTTAACCGTTCCAATAGTTTCTAAGTAAGTAGAAAATGGGCTTTTGGTGTGAGCAACTGTATTAAACAATTCAGTAGGGAACCTACGTAGAAGTTCTGCAACTTGCAAAGTGTAAGAAGGAAACTTAAAATCGCCATTCTTGTCTTTTTCTAAAGCAATAGCATCTAGTTGTTTTTGTACGTGTATGTCTGACGCAATGACCGAAGAAAGCGGTGTGGCAAGTGAGGTTAATGTCTTAGCCGCGTAGAGAGAAGTAGTCGCCCAATTTGCTTCTGACTGCAGATCAGTTCTGTTGTTTGGGTTTTCTAAAAACAAAGAAACTTTACGTGCAGTGTAGTAATTAATTAATTGTTGAGCCGCGCCAGAATTAATGTTTTGTTTGTTAATTTGACCATTTTTCAAAAGCGTGTCA